CGCCGTCCGAAAAGTGCAACTCAACTGGGCACGCTCACTCCCTTACCTCAACGAGGTCGACTGACGCCACTTCTCCAGCCGCAAAAGTCGCCATCGACACGCTCAGCCGGTCCTCGGCAAAGCGTACCGGCACGTCGAACAGATAGCCGGCCGTCACTGCCACGCCCGCGCCCGGTGCCACCGCAAAATCGATCACCCCACCGGCGCCCAGCGTCCAGCCGCTCACCGCCTCGACCCCACCGACCGCCACCCGCACCGATATCGGCACCGGCCGCGTGATCGTACGAACTTCGGCATCCGCGCCCTCGCCGTAGCGCTTAACCAACGCGAACCGCGTGCGTACGCCGTCGCCGGTACCGAGAAACTGATCCCCCGCTCCCGGCACACCGGTCATGTCCTTCGATGAATTATCGAGCGGATCGCGAAACCGGAAGGCCTTCGCCGCGCCGCGCCGTGCGCGGAAAAAGGCAATCAAGGTCGCCAGATCGGCCTCCGACCGCACACCCGGCCCCGCATCATAGCGCATCCGCGCGCTCGCCCAGTCGGCGTTGCGCTGTTCATACCCCGAGGCGGTGGTAACGACCTGCGTAGAAAACCCCGGCTCGACGCTTGCCGCGCGGCCCAGCGCCAGCGGAAAATCGACATCGTCGAATTTAGTCACATCGTCCTCCCCGATCCGGAAATAGGTAAAGCCGTCGCGCAGCACCTGCGGCAGCGCCCAGATAAAGGTCTCGGCCACGGCCCCCGCGCGCTCCTCGGCAGCGGCAGCGATTTCCGCCCACTGACCCGCGTCATCGGGCCGCAACACAAAACCGCTCAGGTAATGCTGCCCGGCCTTGGGATAGCCCAGCCGCGCCGTCGCCGCGTCCCACGCCCGCGCGCTTGCGCCGCGATTGCCCGTCGTCACCCAGTCGTAATCCTCAAGCTGCAGCACGTCGAACGCCGGCGCCGCCCAGCCGACGGGCAGGTTGGCGCGCTTCACCTCGGGCGCGGCTTCATCGGCCACCGTCGGCAGATAGGCGAGCAGCAGCCGCTCGCACGTCGGATGATCCGCGCGCACCGCCGCGTGCAGCGCCGCGGTCGAGGCCGCCAGCAACGCTCCCGCCCCATCAAGCAGCGCGCGCTTGGCCGCGTTCAGCGACCCGCGCACATCGTCAATCACGACCGGGCTGCCGCCGAGCGCAGCCTTAGCCGCATCGTCGTACAAACATATCCGATGATCGGGCATCACCCACCACCAGGGCTCGCCGATCTGGAAGCGCGGCGCATGGCCCGCCGCAACCGCAATCTGCACGAATGCCCGCGCCACTGCCTGCAAATAGGCCATCGCGCCACTGTGCACCGGGGACAGCAATGTCGACGGCGGCACCCATCCGGTCAGCGCCGGGTCGCCATTGCTTGCGCGCTGTTTCCAGTCGTTCCAGCAATTTGCATCCAATAGCTCGTAACTCAGCGAAACGATCAGCCCCAATCCCGCCGTCTTCAGCCGCGCCGCCCAATCCGCATGCCACACCGCGCATGGCGCGTTCAGCGCGCCACCTGTCAGCGACACAAAATGCCCGCCGCCAACCGCCTCGAGCCGGTAATAGTGGCTCATGCCCGTGTAGTGATTGACCGCGCCGCGATACCCGAGCGCCACGATATTGCGCACCAGCCGCGCAGGCGTGACGTTGTAACTGTCGTCATACCCCGTCGCAATTTGCAGCCCATGCGGCGGCACATGCACGTCGCCAATCGCCAGCACCGACCCCGAGCCATCGCAGGCGATATCGTCGAGCGTGACCCAGCCCTCGACCGGTGCGGCAAGATTCGCCGCCGTTCCGTTATATCCAGTTGGCACCAGCGACACGAACATCCGGTCGATATCACCCGCCCACACCGGATCTGCCTCATCCGGCAACATGAAACCGCCGCTTAGCGCCCCGAAATCGAGGCTGACGACTGCGTCGGTCGGTGTGCCAACGGCGTAATTCCACAGTCGCACGAACCAGCTTTTTGGCGCACCTGACCCATCGCGCCCCTCGATCGTCAGCGTCGGGCCGTTGATGGCATCGAGCGCTATCACCCCCGCCGACCGCCAGCGAAAACGCAACTGGCACCGCCGGAAATCGCGGCTGGTCTCATACGCCAGCAAGGGATGATCGACGTTATCGACTGCGTCCCAGATCAGCCCCGCGAGATCGTCCCGGCGGTAGAAGCTCAAATCGACCCGCAACCCACGCGGCCCCGTCGTGGTCACCCCTGCCATCATCGGGCGCGGGAAGTTGACCGTCCAGTAAACCGGATCGAACCGCTTCACCCATGTCGTCCGCTGCTGCGACGCTGCCGTGGCAAGCCAGTAAGGCATGTCAGTTCCCCACGCTCAACGCCGACCGCACCGCCCGCGCCACCTGTCGGGAGGACCGCGCGAGCATTTCGGGTGCCGTGCCCGCGGGCGCGTTGATCGTCAGCGCCACGCGCACCTCGCGGGCAGCAGCACCGCCCGACGACGCGATGCTGCCGCTCGCGGTCGGCACGAACACTTCGGGTCCGCGCTCGCCGACGACATAGGCGCGGCCCGGCCCTACCGGACCGCCAGTCGCCCGCCCCGGCAAGCCCAGCACGCCTCCCAGGATCGACCCGGCCTGCGACAACAGTCCGCCGTTGCCTGTCGCGTGCCCACCGCCCAGAATACCGCCGATCCCGCTGCGGATCGCGCTCGCGGCAATTTCGGCCAGCACCGACAAAGCAACCGATTTCAGATCCTCGAAACCGAGCTTTCCTGTCCGGATAGCGCGCAACAGGCTGTTCTCGATCACGCGTCCCGCGCGGTCTGCGCCTGCCGCAAACGGCCCCTCCAACTCTGCCCGCATGACCGCAACATCGCGTGCAAATGCGGCTGTATCGGCGCGAACCGACACGATTTTGTCCCCAAAACTATCTGCGAAATCATCCATCGGGAAATTGCTCCTTCAGCCGCGCGACATCGCCCTGCGACGGCGGCGCTTCGCCTTTCGAGGTCAGCGCGTCGAAAATCGTGCCAAGCTCGGCGGGCGTCGCGGCCCAGAATTCATCAGGTCGCCAACCAAGGAACGCACCGGTCAGGCCGGCCAGACGGGTCGCGCTCGCCGCAAACTCATCGCCCACTCAACACCTGGCCCAGCACAATGCGCAGCACCGGCGTGACTGCAGCCAGCCCCTGCCCGACCACAGCTTCGCCCAGCTCTTCACGCGTCAGCCCCTCGGGGCGATCGCGCAGGCAGTGCCAGAACAGCGCAACCATTTCGCCCAGCGCCAACCCGCCCGAAGCCGCGCGCTCGACCAGCGCGAACAGCGGCCCCAGTTCCTCCTCGGCGGCGACCAGCGCGGCAAAGGTGGGCCGCACCACCAGTTCCGCGCCGCCGACCCGAAGCGACGCCTCACCC